TGGTCAACAGCAAGGAATGGAACAACCTAGTGGAGTATCTCAACAACCTGAAGGAACTGACAGTCAAGGGTCTGGTAACGGCACAATCGGAGTCGGAGCTACGCCAACTGCAGGGGAAACTGGCTTTACTGGAAATGCTCCTAGACCTGAAGAATAATCACGAGAGGATTACGAAGAATGGCAATAAATGAGTTTAATGAACCTGACCGTGATACTGTCAGAGATAGATTAAGTGGAGATACAAAAACTATTCTTACACCTGATGAGTACCAAAATAGATTGGTTGATTTTTACAGTCAGACATTAGGTGCGACAGGTATAGATGTTGATGATGATGTTGATGACGACAAAGATGATGACAAAGATGACACTTATGTTGCACCAAACATTATACCTGATCAATCGTCAGATGGTGGACAAAGTGTTACTGCAGACATTCTTGATTTTCAATACGACATAGACAGTGTCGTCAACACAAATTTACCAAGATCTTATGAAGATCATTTATCTAGTATAGGGAGAGAAGATAAATCTGACTTGAGTAAGTTTGGAATAAAATCCATAGAACCACCTTCTAAAGAACAACTTCAAAGATATGGTGCAACAAAAGGATTAAGTGCAGTATTTGGATTTGCAGGTTTGGCTACTGAATTGGGAGCATCAATGGTTGGAGGTAAGTCTCAAAAAAATATGTTTGGTGTTGAAGAATTTAAACCGACTGGTATTCCGGGTGTAGTTCAAGATTTTAGTGAGTCTATGAGATTAGATGCTTATAATAAAAATAAAGAAGCGTATACAAAAGTAAAAGCAAATTATGAAGCTGGGGTAGGCCCTGTTGGCACTGTAGGTAGTTTTGAAGATTATGCAAGAACTCAAGATTATGGATTTAGTGCGAACTCTAGAAATGCAGGTAATGCTATCTACAGAGAAGTTGGTAGTAGAATATATAATGGTGCAGGTATGATTGGCATAGACCAAGAAACTGCAAGACGAATAGAAGCATTAAAATTAGGCTACAGACCCATAGGATTTGACCCAACAGATCCGGGTAAGTCTGAATCATTAGTAAGCACTGGAACTGGTAAAAAAAGTTTATCAGGCTATGATGAGTTTGGTTATCACCATTCAGTTAAATTTGGTTCTGCAGGAATGGGTAGAATGAAAGATGCTGAAAAGTTGGCTGAAGAGTGGGGGTTAGGAATCACCGAAACAAGAAATGCACTTGCAGATGTAAGAAAAAGACGATCATTTACTGGTAGAAGCATTGTAGGTAAAAACCTTACACAACTGTTGACTGAACTTAGAAATGAAAAACAAAGAAAAGCAGCAGAGGAAGCAAAGAAAAAACAACAACAACAGCAACAACAGCAACAATCAGATGATGTAGTAGATGATGATGTAGTAGATAGTGGTTTTACAGCTACTCCTAAAGGTAAAGATGATTATTTTGCTAGTATGCCGAGTGGTGGATTTTTTACAGATGATGACAATAATGATAGTGATAATAATTCTAGTGATGATGCTTCCTCTTCTATGGGAGATGTAGGTGGTGATGGTGGCTACGCCACTGCTATGGGTGGTCGCATTGGTATGCAAGAAGGTGATATTGCCAGTAATCAGGTAACTGTAAAAGAACCCGGATTTATAGCACCTGATCCTAACGCTACAAAACAACAAGAGATAGCTGATGACAAACCTATGGATGCACGAAATGGTGACTTCATAATCAATGCACCTGCTGCAGAAGAAGCAGGAAAACAAGACATTCAACGCATGATAAACACAGCTATTACAAATTTACAAGAAAAAGGGGTTGACGTACGCTTTGGAAATCCTAAAATAAATATAGCAGACAAAGTTAAATTACTTGTATCTCGTAACGAAGTTTACATACCTGCTATCATAGCAAAAGAAATAGGGTACGATAGACTTAAAAAGATAAACAATCGTGGTAAACGAGAAGTCCAACGTAGACAAGAAGAATCTCAACAAGATGAAAAACCACAAGCAAGAGGTTTTATTCAAAAAAAAAAGGGTGACGTAATAAGGAGTGCTGATTACTCTGAAGGTGGCATAGATGCTAGTCGAGCCATGATATTACGTTTAACAGGACATCTACGTAACATAGAAGAAGGTCTTGGAGAAGGCTTTAAGTACGGTAAAAAAAGTAAAGCAGGAGATACTTTGCGTCACATCCTAACAAGTGGTTACATAAGTGAAGATGGGTTTTTTAACAAGTTTATGTCAGATGCCTTTGATAGCAGAGAAAAAGGCAGTGACATGTCCGAAGAGGACAAGATAGATTTAAACAACAACAAATTTGGAAGGCTCTTGAGACAACAATATCCTGACAGGATGGAGTTTACTAAACAAGCAAGACAAGTTGTGAAAGACTTACTCAAGGGCAAGAAAACAGAAATAGATGGTGTTTCTCCCATGCTAAGTGTAAGGGCAGAATAACATTTATAAAATTAGTCAGCTACCCACATACGTGGCCCTGACAAACCGAAGCAGCTACCCACAGCCAGTGGCACTGCAATATGAGGTAAAAACTATGGCAACACAAGTAAAGGGCGTAAGAGCCAACAAACCAAACGATTCATTTGGAGTAACTAACAACAAAAATCTTTATCGTGGTAAATATCGTGACGATGTATACAAAGATGAAGAAGAAACCACAGAAGAAACTCAAGACCCCACACAAGAAGTGGCTACTCAAGAGAAACCAAAACCTTCTGATACCAGTTTTGTAGAAGCAAAACAACAAGAAGATCACGATTACAAAAAGCGTTATGATGACTTAAAAAAACATTATGATGCGAAACTCAACGAGTTTAAAGGTGAACGTGAACAACTTGCAAGTGAGCTAGAAGCTGTTAAGAAAAGGGTATATGAGATGCCTAGAGGTACAGCAGCACCAAAGACAATGGAAGAACTGGAGGAGTTCAAAGAACGATATCCTGATGTTTTTGAAGTTGTTGAAACAGTTTCAGGACTACAGACTGAATCACAAGTTGCAAAACTCCGTGAGGAGATTGAGTCAGTAAAGAAGCGAGAGAAAGATTTAGAGAAAGAAAAAGCTTTTGAAGAACTTCTCAGACTACATCCTGATTTCGATAGTCTCAAAACTGATGAAAAGTTTTTAGGTTGGCTAGATGAACAGCCTAAACAACTCAGTGATGGTATATATAAAAACAACACTGATGCTAAGTGGGCAAGTAAAGTTATATCCCTTTACAAAGCAGAGATGGGAATCTCTAATAAGAAGCCGACTAGATCAAAAGACTCCGATGCCGCAGCATCTGTAACAAGGCAACAGCCTAAAGACGTTGCGACAAAAGATTCTACTAAAAAGATTTGGAAGGGTTCTGACATCGCCAGACTTAAACCGTGGGAGTTCGAGAAGGTGGAAGCCGAGATTGACTTAGCACGGCAAGAAGGGCGAATTGATATGAACAGCTAAAACCTCAGAAATAGGAGAGAGAAAATGGCTTTCGGAACTGCTGCAGGATATGGAAATTTACCGTCAGGTAATTTCGCTCCTCAGATATTTAGCCAAAAAGTTCTCAAGTTCTTCAGACGTGCTTCGGTTGCAGAAGATATTACGAATACTGATTACACAGGAGAGATTGAAAACTTTGGCGACACTGTGAATATTATCAAAGAACCAACAATAACTGTATCCAGTTATACAAGAGGTTCTGTGGTAAATACTCAAAACTTGGCTGACGATCAAATTACATTGACCGTTGACCAAGCAAACGCATTTGCATTTAAGATCGATGACATCGAAGAGAGACACTCTCATGTCAACTTTGAAGCATTAGCAACTTCATCAGGTGCTTTTTCTTTGAAGAGAAAATACGATGCAAACGTGTTACAAACTTTATCAGACGGTGCAGGTCTTGCAGGTGCTGATGATGCAAGTTTATCAGGTGGTCTAACAACTACTAACACAGCTTTAGGTACAGCATCTAGTCCTATTAACGTAGAGACAGATGATGCAGGTATCAACCTCATGCTATTAATGGCAAGAGTGCTTGACGACCAATCTGTACCAGAAGAGAATAGATGGTTTGTTGCACCTCCAATCTTCTACGAGAAGATGTTTCAAGCAGGTAACAAGATTGCAGAAGTACAGGTAACTGGCGATGCTTCTTCTAACCTAAGAAACGGACTTGCAACTCCGGGTACACTTGCAGGATTTACATGTTATAAATCTACTGCACTAAATAGCACAAGTGGAACTGACCAAGTTACAATGACAGGCTTAGCAACAGATGCTTCTGAGAATATCATTTTAGCAGGTCACATCTCCGCTGCAGCTACAGCGTCTCACATCGCAAAGACCGAAGTGGTACGTTCAACTGAATCATTCTCTGACGTTGTTAGAGGACTACACGTTTTTGGTAGAAAAGTTCTTAGACCAGAAGCATTAGTCCGTGGCGTTATAGATTTTGCTTAATAGGGAGGATTAACTATGGCTACTTATGATAGAACCATCACTGGTGGTGGCACAGTAGGGCATCCGGGTAATCTACCTAGACCCTATGTAATTACATCCCCTGTCTACGATGCAGTTGATAATACTTCATTAGCAGGCGATGACGTTGTTAAGTTAATTGATTTACCTGCTGATAGCATGGTCATTGGTGGAACATTAGAAGTTCTTGAAGCTTCTGGTAACGGCAGTGTCACTCTTGATGTAGGTACGTCAACTGACGTTGATGCTTTTGTTGACGGTGGTGCATCTAATGCCGCTGCTGACATTCAGTTCAACCTGAAGGCTGCAGGTGGTAACATAGTTACCTCTGCTGATTCTGTTCAAGTGACAATACTTGATTCAGGATCTTCAGGAACAACTGCGTTACGTTTCAGAGTACACGCTGTAATTTGCGATATCTCTGTAAACCCTGTTGAATCTGCTACAGTTTCAACTGGAACATAAAACTATTATAGGAGAGCAGGGCAACTTGCTCTCTTATCTTCTAAGGGGGTAAATGTCATATATGCGAGGGTAACGTATGTCATACCTAATAAGTAATATACCACACTTTAAGTGTTGGGTGCGAAAAGAATTTACACACAATCACCAAATGTATCACGGTGAATATTTACACGGACTAGCAATAGCCGTAAA